GAAGAGAAGGGGCTGAAGCCTTGGTTTGATAGATTGAAAAACTTATGATCAATAATGATCCATTGAGAAACACGCCGGTCCCTACTGTGGAAGAGCATTACCACATAAGAGATTTAATAGCACGTCAAGAAGCACGCACGGCGGACCGAAACGATCACCGAGAGCGAGAGAAGGCAAGGCTCGAACGCATGGGAGACTTGCGAGATGCGAAGCCGGTAACGATCACAGACTTTCATTGCGACACGTGCCGGAAGGATTTTAAAAGCCATGCTGTGCTACACGTTGAACATGACTGGACTTGTGAAGGACAGTTGATCGCATTCTATAAAGCGAAGTGCCGGACATGCTCGAAGTGGTGCATGAGGCTTGTGCTAGACAAGCACAAGGATAGTTTCTTTTTTAGGTCCCGGATCGTGCACCGGGATCGAGGCATGCACAGTGATGATCTTGTGCAACCGCATGAGACAGGGTTTAATTTATTGTATGGAAAAAGAAATTAAAGAAGAAGAAAATATCGATACGCTGATCGATGAACTTGAACAAGCGGAGCGTGAGCCGTGGATCGTATTCCATGCCTATCCGCTTGAGATGTGGTTCTGGCGGATCGCTGTGCCGGTTGCATTAATTATCAGTTTGCTAAAATAAAGACATGAAAGAAATATCCGTGAATTATGTGCTAGTGAAGAAGCTTGAAGAGGAGAAAAAGGAAGGCTTTCAAGCTGTAGAAGTGCAGGACAGTTTTGTTTATAAAGCCGTGATCGTGCAGGTGCCGAAGTCTTGCCCTGTATACCTTGGTGATGACCATCTGAAGGTGGGTGATGTGGTGCTCTTCGCTAAGTATTCCCCGGACACGCACGAGATCGAGCTTGAAGGAGTGAAGCACAAGTTTGTGAAGATTAGCGACCTTCTAGCTGTAGTGTAATGACTGATAAGGAGAAGTACATTGTTGATAATGAGCTCGAGCCGTATGCAATCGAAGGCATACCGGCGGGCGATAGTTTTATCAACAGGACTAGACCTATGCAGGTGGGACCGCTGACTGGTGTGGGGTTCTTAGTGGCCTTGAAGGACGATATGAGCTTTGGCTATGTACCATTGCTGATCGGAGGTAAGACAAGTGAAACAGATGTGTACAAAGAAGCTGAGAAGAGATTAGCAGAACGTTATAATTTACTTTAAAGAAATGATCAAAGACATAACAAAGGGCCATGAGGCACGATTAAAAGTTAAAGCCGGAGTTGATAAGGCATGCGGGGCAGTACGTCCGACACTTGGACCGATAGGCATGACAGCCATGATCGAGTGGGCCGGCCTAGATCCTATTGAGTGCGACGATGGTGTAACAATTTTGAAGAACTTGGAATTCAAGGACAAGCACGAGAATATGGGTCTGCAGTTGCTTCGCAAGTCAGCTCTCCGAACGTCTGCAGAAGGTGGCGACGGCACAGCAACAACAACCGTGCTGACCCAGGCCATCGTGCATGAGGCTTTCAAGGAGATAGCGAATGACTCGAGTAAGATCCGGGAGGTCCGTGAACGCCTACAGCAAGGGCTTAAGGACACGATAGCCGAACTATCCAAGCTCAAGCGAGAGGTTAAGGAGGAGGATATCGAGAGGATCGCAACCATCTCCAGCCTTGACCCAGAGGTGGCGAAGCTCATTGCTGAGATTATCAAGGAAGTGGGCATCAATGGTGTGGTGACCGTGGAGAAGGGTTCTAAGATTGGCTACAGCAAGGAAGTGGTGAAGGGCGCCAGGTTCAACCGCGGGCTTATCTCGCCATTCTTTATCAACGATCGAGCAACTGGCTCTACAATCCTGGAGAATCCCTATATCGTGCTAGTGGACCGCAAGATCTCAAGCAACGAGCAGATCCTACCCCTACTCAATTCCATCGGGACCGGAAGCCAAATTCTCATCATTGCCGATGACGTGGACAGTGTAGCTCTTGGAACGCTCGCACAGAATGCCATGCAGGGCATCGCAAAGATTGCCTGTGTGAAGAATCCGTTCACAGCAACACCGGGACGAGACTTCTTGTTCGACATTGCATCTCTTACTGGTGCTACAGTGATCAGTGAGGAGATGGGTATGAAGTTGCCGGAGGCAACGAAGGAGCTATGTGGAAGGGCGGAGAAGGTGATCGTTACTCGAGACAACACCACGATTATCGGTGGACAAAACAACCCTGAGACACTCACTGCACGTATCGCAGAGATAAACGCCCTGCTTGAAAACACAACAAGCGAGTATAGCAAAGGACAGCTCGAGGATCGCCTGGCTCAGCTCACTGGTGGCATCGGTGTGATCCGAGTAGGTGCCTACACAGACACAGAGTTCAATGCGAAGAAGTACAAGTTCGACAACGCTATCAATGCTACACAAGCCGGACTACAGGAAGGCATACTGCCGGGAGGTGGGACCGCACTTGCGAAGGTAGAGGTTAATGATTCAATCTTCCAGAGAGCACTTGTTGCGCCCCTTAAGCAAATGGCGGTAAATGCTGGGATGGATGAGCATGACGTGTTACAAAAAACTAAGGCTATGAGACAGAATGAGTTCGGCTCTATGGAAGGTGTAACAATTGGTTGCGACTTTAAAAATAGGGAGTATGTAGACATGTTCGACATGGGCATCATCGACCCATTCAAGGTTGTCCGGCTTGCCCTAGAGTCAGCTGTAGCGATCGCATCAAGCTTGATCTCGATGGAGACGGTCATCACCAACACGCCCGAAGATGGCAAAAAAGCAGAATAAACCAGAGGAGAGACAGTATTTCTCGATACTTCAATGGATTGTCACTGAGAATATTGTGAACGAGAAGGGTGAGATCTTCGACTTCAAAGATCGGCCTTTTCTCTTGGATATTCTGACCGACTGGAATCCAGAGATGGTGGTGACGGCGTGCGCGCAGGTTGGTAAGTCTGTGACCTTTTCCCTCAAGACGCTCTTCGCTGTAAAGCACTTGCACTTTAACGTGATCTACACAATGCCGTCCGATTCTGACGTCAATGAGTTCGTGTCTTCGAAGTTCAACAAAATTATCCAGTCGAATAGCCACGAGTTTCATGGTATGGCCGCGGACAATGTGGAGCGCAAAGAATTAAACAACCGCTTTATCTTCTTCAAGGGTACGATCTCCAAGACGGCGGCGATCTCCACCTCAGCGGACCTGCTCATCCACGATGAGACGTCGCGTTCGGATCAGAGCGCTATCGAAACGTACAAATCACGTACTAAAGCGTCGCAGTACCGCGGTCGTTGGCTGTTCTCCAACCCGGGGGTAGAGCGCGACGAACTGGACCTGGCTTGGAATAAGAGCGACCAGAAGGAGTGGATGATCGTGTGCCCTCATTGCCGGCACGAGCAAACACTCGTGTGGCCTGAGTCTATCGACATGGAGAAAAAGTGCTACATTTGCCGGGAGTGCAAACAGCCTATCTCCAACAATGTGCGCAGGAGGGGCAAGTGGGTACCACAGAACCCCGGGTCCAAGATCTCTGGCTACCATATTTCCCACCTCATGTGCCCCTGGATCCCCGCTGGTGACGTGATTGACGACTCTCAGGGCGATCCCGGCTACTTCAACAACTTCGTGCTCGGGAAGCCCTACAGCCCCGGGGATCTTTCGGTGTCGAAAGCTACAATTCTGGACATTTGGACACCGAAAAGCCTCGATACAGGCAACCGGTTCATTGGAATTGACGTGGGAAACATTAAGCACTACGTGATCCGGTCCGAAAAAGGCATCATAAAGGTGGGAAAGTTCACCGCCTGGGCGGATTTGGACGATATTTTGCGGATTTGGAAGCCGAAAGCTGGGGTAATCGACGCGATGCCCGACAACACCATGGCAAAGTACTACGTGGACACCTATCCGTTTATGCAGATGTCGTTTTTCCAAGAAAATGCCAATAATCCGCAGGTAATCGTGTGGTATGGGGAGGGCGACAAGCGTGGAATTGTGTATTCTCACCGGGACCGCATTATCGACCGCATGCTGACTGATAAAATCGAGGCAAAAGAGCTGATCGGGGTGCCGGCGGACAAGGATTTCATGGAGTATATCAAGCATTATGAGACTCTAAGACGCATGAAAGTGGTCAATAATAAGGGTATTGAGCGGTACGTTTGGGAGTCTACGACCGGGGTGGACCACTATGTTTTCGCTGATTTATACTCCTATTTGGCCCTTCAGGGGGATGGAAGTGGGGCATTCTTCGCCGAATCTGCAGCCGAGGAGAAGAATCCAGTGATTGATGCGGACAGTGTTTACGATATTAGCCGGGCATTTAGCGATAATAACTATGGAAACTAACAAATCTACCGGGAATGTAGATCTGCCGGTAATCCCGGTGTTTATGCCTGACGATGAAGTGAAGAAGTTCTTGGTCTTTCAGCAGTTCTACCAACCGATCTCGATATTGGTCGAGAATGGAGTGTTTGAGCAGAAAAATGCCACTATCCTGCTGGACTTCGATAAGGATGGTGAGCTGAAGGGGATTCGACGACATGACTACTTATTTACTGTAAGGACATAGTTATCCACAGGTGGTAGTGTATTTTTCATGAAGGTGTGTTATAGTTAATTTGTTTCCCGTATCTGCTCATACGCTTAACACAAGCCGAGCACCCGTAATGGGTGTTCGGCTTTGTGCTTTATATAAAATACATTGGCAAAAATTGATATCGAAAAATATAGTGATGATGCAAAAGCGAGGCTTATTGAGGGTCGCTGGGCGTCGTCTTCTGAAGTTTGGGATGAAGTAAGAAAAGTTTATGAGGCGAATACAGCTGTCTATGAAAACAGGGCGGACTGGTTGCAGTTCGTACCAGAAAGACGCAGGAAGTTCCGAGTGCAAGCCAACCGCGTGTTCGTAAACATGGAAGCAGTGATAAACTCTTTGATCGCAAACGTCCCTGGGATTAATATCCTACCTGCTCGAGACAGCTCTGAAGCGCAAGATTTTGCCCGTAGGCTTGAGAGTTATTTTAGGAAAAAATACGACGATCTCAACCTGAAGGAGATTGTCCGAATGGGACTTCGAAATTTGTATTTTGCAAGGCTAATTGTGCTCAAGGCATTTTGGAATCCGTCGCTAGGTAATGGTGGTGATTTTGATTTTCGAGCAATCGATCCACGAAGTATTCGCGTAGGTAAGTACGCTCGAAAGGAAGGAGACTCAGAATTCGTTATTGAAGAGATTGAAGATAATCTCTGCGCCGTCATCCAGAGATTTCCTAAGAAGAAAGCAGAGCTTATGCAGAAGTACGGTATTCCTGACGATGAGACTCTCTACATCAAGAACCCTGATGTGAAATACAAGGAAGCTTGGATCCAAGACTATGTGATCTTCAAGCTAGACAATATCATTCTCGGCTGTATCAAAAACCCATACTGGGATTGGGAGGGCCTGCTGGTTACTGAAGAGGAAGAGGCGCAGCTGAATTCTACAGATGAGGGCGCTCTTGATGGCGACGCGCGAAGGCAAGAAATGCAGAGAATTAAGCTTGAGCAAGAAGGCAGAAAGCAAGAGGTTGCGCAGTACGCAGAGATGCAGAAGTCTCATGAGGTTCCTGAAGGTCAGATCGAGCCAACTCTCGGTGCTACACCTGAATCAGAGCCAATCAATCCTCCAAACTACAGATCGTATTACTACAATTATTTTGATACTCCAAGAAAGCCTTACATCTTTGCGACTATTTTCAACAATGAGAATACTCCAATCGGCAGGACAGATATGATTACACTTTCTGCTGAATTGCAGAGAGGTATCGACAAGCGAAAGATGGACATCGATGAAAACTGCGAGCTTGCTAACGGCGTGCTCAAGGTTGATGCATCTGTGATGGGTAAGAGTGATGCACAGCGAATCCGCTTTGAAACTAAGGGCATCATTTGGGGTAAGGGCGTGAAGGATGGCGTTACTCGTGAAACAGGTCAGGCACTTCCACAAATGGTATTCGATGACATGATCGATTCTCGAACAGAGATCGACAACATCATGGCCGCAACTTCCGCATTCCGTGGAGAGAGAGAAGGTCAGGAAACAAAAGCAGGTCGCCTTGCTCTTATTCAGCAGTCTTACCTTCGCCTCAACGAATTGGTCCAGACTGTCGATTATGTTGCACATGAAATGTTCTCATGGGGTATGCAACTTGCGAAAACTCGATACACCGAATATCACTACGCTAAGTGGATGGGTGAAGAGGGTGCTCGTGAAGTTATTGAGCTTATCCAAGATGACTTCGAAACCGGATCAGAGGTTACGATCATCGCAGGTAAGACACTTCCAGTTGATGATGAATTCAAGTTCGAACAGGCACAAAATGATGTGATGAACGGCTTCATCTCACCTGTCGATTACTTAAAGATCGCACAGTACGACAATCCAAAAGAGATGGCTAAGAATGCGGTGCTCTACAAACAGAATCCTATGGAAGCGGTCAATATCGATGAAGGTAAGATGCCAATTCCATTCACTCTAGGTACTCCTACCTTGGGTCAGGTAGCGGCACTCAATTCTGCTACTCCGATGCCACAGGAGGAGGCACCGGCAGAAATGCCAGTGATGTAGTGGCCGGGACCGATGAAGTCCTAATCAAAAACTCATGCAAGTTGTACATTGAGACTTGGGGAAAAGCTTTTCACTCTTTTCTTTTACAGAGCTGTTTATCCCCAAATTTCAGGGCATAACCCTGAATTATCAGCTAGTTTGATCAAGCAACTCGTTTCAGCTTCTATGAAGCCAAGTTACGAGGGGGCAATCTTAAAACAATGCCAGAACCAATTGAA